GGAGAACTAGAATTCAAGTTTTCAAGGTCGCTACCGTTGATTGGTGGGGTTGTCGATAACCATCCCACTGACTATTCAACAGAGGTACGCTATGACCACATCAAACCTCATGTCAACATCACGAAGACCACTGATCCCCCGCGCACCGCGAGACCAATACAAGGTGCGCTCGTTGAGGGGGTCCCGCTTCAGGTAGTTGCGCAATCCGAGGGAGCCACGCTCAATGCTGTAAAGAAACGATGCGATTATCGCCCAACGCAAGACGCCGGTGTCCTCTTTGAGAGGGGTCACGAACTTCTCATGGAGAAAATACATGAGAGAGATGAGGTGCGTTTGGACAGGGACATGATCGGCGCTTATCTCGACGAGATGAGCGGACAGAAGCGTGAACGGCTACAGGCTCTTTTGGATTCGCAGGACTTCACTCTACCTGGATACACTGATAAGGTGGTATTTGCAAAGGCCGAAGTATTGATCAAAAACGAAGGTGCCCAGCCACGTGTTGTCTACCAAGGAGGCGACATGTACAATCTTACAATGGGTGCTGCCGTGTATTATATGTCTCGCCGCATAGCAGAAGAACTGAACCGCGCTAATCCCATGAACAAAGGGAATGAAGTTATATATTGCGTGGGGATGACTGCTGACGAGATCGCTGATATTATTCAGCATACCCCTGGGCAAGCGTTTGAGAACGATATGAAGAACAACGACGGGTCGATGCCCGCTGGTGTTCGTAAGTGGGAAGCCATGTTTTATTATAAACTTGGTGCACCAAAGTGGTTCGTTCGGGAGTTTGCTGCCAATACCAGCGTGCGGATTTTTACGCGGTATGGGCTCAAAGGGTTAGTGAAAGGGCAACGTTGGTCCGGTGAGGTTACTACTACCACCGGAAACGGATATGTCAATGCATGCATTTCACTTGCCAGCTTAGAGCAAGCTCAGATCACCGAAAGTACCATTTTGATTTACGGGGATGATAATTTGACATACACTGTGCAAGATCGGACGGACATCGTTAAGTCGTTCGATACAGTGTCATCAAGCATGGGCATGAAGAGCGAAACCAAGATCGTGCAGAACAGAGAGCAAGCGACGTTCCTTCGCAAGCGATTTGTGCCCAGTGTCGATAGGACCTATCCCGTACCCTCATTTGGGCGAGTTGTGAGCAAATTGCCAGTACGTGCCAATCAAAATAGACACGTATCTGATGAAGATTACATGGGCGGCAAACTTTTGAGTGCTGCCTATGAGCATCGACACATCGCCTCCTTACGGACACTCCTTTTGGAAACAGCAGAACAAGTATCGGCCACACCTTTCCTCGACATGAGAAATCAAGCTATGGCGTACAAGTATACTGCAGACGAATTGAAGATGATGACGATTGAAGCGAAGACAATTGAGTCCAACATGCTCGGCTCTTTCCTGCACTCTGTGTATGGGATATGGGAGCAGGAGCTGGTTGATTGTTACATTGCCGTTTGTGACGGAATCCTTGGATTCCGGCGCGTTAATTCACACGGCAAGGGGACTTTGTACAAACCCCCAGGGCTTGCGCCAAGAATACCACGCGCGCTCTGGGACACGGCTTTCGAAAGTATCGTCACAGTAGACGTTAGTCTGTAGTAGTTTCTACATAGACCGCTGCGTTAACAGGTTTAGCAGCGAAAACAAAACTCTCCGCATCCTGAACAACAAATGGTAAAAAAAAA